CGTCTATGTTGCATACCACCTCGTTTCTTACCACGATTAACACCTTGACTTTCAGCTTCTAAGTATTCTTCTTCATCATCATAATAGACTTTCTTCGCATGATAAGCAGCTGTTGCGGTAGCGATTGCTACTCCAATAACAGCTATTTTCTTTTTGTTTTCTGGTTTGTCTAACCAACGAGCACTTGCAAGCGCACAATCACCCAAATAATCATAAAGGTTTTGAAATGTTAACCATTCAGCCCAACTTTCCCAAGTTGGATCAGGTTCAACATAAGTACAATAACTAGTTGTATCATTACCTTTATCTTCAAAGAAATCAAAATTTGGATCCTTAAAGGCAGATGCACCATGAAAATTGGTGGTGGAACAACTTTTCCGTTTTTCTTCAACAATAAAACGAAATTGTTCCTTACTACTCTTCAAGAAAAACTTATCAAAAAATTCAAGTTTTCTTTCATCTTGTGGTCCAAGTCCCTGATTATTTTTTAAAATTTGTAATTTAACATAATCAGATTGTAACTCTGCAATTCTTTTACGAACTTTATCCGCAGTAACTTTAGCAACAGCTATTTTATAAGCTTGTTTTGCTTTTTCCTCTTCAAGTGTACCTTGTGACTCAAGTTTTGGATCAAAACTCTCATCATTGATCAATGGATTTGGAACATAACTATTATGCTTCCAATCTTTATCAACATCACTAGACTTAGTACCAGAGGAACTCAGCTTATAAAGATTCTCAACTTCTGAATCTTCTTCAGATTCTACAACACCATCGAGATCTTCTTCCTCATTCCAGAACATTTTAAAGTCCTTGAGGGTTTTAAAAACAACAGTTTCATGCATTAAGTAACCTTCATTTTCACGCCACATATGGGTGAGTATGGTAATAAGGTCATCTTCATGAACTCGTGTTCTTGACACAAATCTTCCATTACAAAAACAAATAAGACTAGCATATTCAATTGGTTTATCATCTTCAATGATCCAATCTACTTTAATTACGCACATTTTTCGTTCAATTGTGTCTAATATGTCCTTATCTGTTCTAATTAATTCTGGATTACTAGCTCGACGTTTAAGATTTTCTGATTTAACGGTTGTTTCACCTTTAACATTAGCATCTTTAAACTTTTCGGCCATCTTCCGCAATTCTTCCTGAGTTGAAACCTCAGTAGCATCACGTTGTCCAGCAACAAATTCTCCATGGTCTTCAGGGAGGTCATCAAAAGATGCCTCATCATGCCAAACCTTATATAAATAATCCATAATCCATGAAGCATATGGTAATTGTCTCAATATGTCTAGAACTGGTTTGATTAGTTCCACAATCTTTTTACTTCCCATAATTGGAGCAAGTAAAATCAAACATAGAGAAAGTATGCCTGTAATAAACATACCAACTTTATTAGCTGTTTGCCTAGCACCTTGCGGCATTAGGTCAGCAAATGAAGTTTGTCGTCGAAAAAGAGATCCTACGGCAGCTAACGCACCAAGTCCCTGGATTCCAAGTGAAATCTTTGAGTACCATCGAACTTCATCAATATACTTTTCACCTTTGTCCTTGAAGTACTTCCTTCCAGCTTTATATTCAGCTTTCACAAAGGTTATTCCTTCATCA